AGAAAAATAGAAGCTACAGGAATTATATAAGAAAGTATTTCTCTTGGTAGATTATCGAACATCGTTAGCACCTCTTTGATTTAATGACAGAAAGAAAGGCGGTATAAACTGTGAATTTCCCAAAGGAAGAAAATAGAAATGAAAGACAAGGAATAATTAAATTCTTAAATAAAGAATTTAAACCAAAGTCTTTAGATTATTGGTTCGCAGAAGATGAGAATGAGCCGAAAATTGTAAAAAAGATTATAGAAGAATTGAAAAAAATTGAAGGACTCACATATGCAGAAGCTTATGGAATCCTTCAAGCAGTTAAACAAAAATTAGAATTTGAATCTAATTTTGTTTCCTTATCAAATCGAGGGAAATAACTTGAATAGGTAAATCTTTATCTACGACTACAAACGGCAAGCTCTTGTTACTGTCCAGTAAAGTTACATTATGTAGTACTGGTGGTAAAAAGTCTAGCTTACTAAGGTCTAATATATCCAAGACTTCTGGTTTAGAGCAACGTAAAAAGAGCTCAGCCGGTGAGTTAATTAACCAACCTGAAACTGCTTCGAAGTTATTGAAGCGTCCACTGAGTCCTTCGGAGACTTTTGCAAAGTACTGATTGAAGTCGAAGAGACCGGTTAAGAGTTGGACGTTGACCGCATTATATAGCGAATTATAGGATGCATATCCTGGAGATCCATTTTCATATGGCAATGCGGTTGCTTGTAATATTTCGTCGTAAACTTTTAGAGTCCATATACATTTTGCAGATTTAAAAGACGAGGTTATCTCAAAAATTATAGACTCTATTGCTTGCAATTCCCTTAATTTAAACTCCATATTTTCACCTCCTTTCTTGATTTGATTATAGCATTAAAATCAAAAAATATTCTATTTAACAAGGTCTATAACATGGATAGATTGTAAAAAAGAGAGTATTGAAATTATAAGTGCTATTAAAGAAATGGATTTCCATAGACGCTCTTCAATTTTATTGTTTCGTTGTTTCTTTTGAGTAAAAAGATAGTCAGTAAAAACTTTTCGACCAAGAGGAGTAATCGTGATTCTATCAAGGCGTCTTTCATTTTCAAGGCCATTTTTATCAATATAAGATTCATAATCGAATTCTAGATAGGAAGTATTTCTAATGGGTAGACCATATTGGGAATAATCGAGCTTGGATAGTTCTTCAATCCTAAGAAGAGTAGCTTCAGCATCATCAAATTTAGAGAGTAAAGATTTAAGCTCAATATATTCTGGGAGAGCTTTATATACATACTTTAGTAATTTAAAATCCATGTCGGTCAACTTATCGGCTGGAATCATGAAATCACGTCCTTTCTTGAATTAATTATATCACTGAAAGGAGGTAAAACCTAAACATGATACGGATAGAACTTTATTACATCGAAATTATAGGTCTTATATTTGCTGTTTTTCTTTTATATGTATCTTATAAATTTGCATGGCAGATATTTTCGCATGAACAAAAGGAGAGAAATAATGAAAAACAATGATAATCAGGTAATTAAAATTGTACACCGGTTGAAAAATGGAACTGTAGTCAATTCACTAGACGATATCAATATTAACCAAGATACACCGGCCATAAAAGAAGCAATTGGAATTATGCAAAATCATCGTACTAATCAAGAACTTAATGTTGGTTAAGGAGTACCGAAATGAAAATAATTAAACTTATCGAACGAAATATTAAGCCGGCCTGCATCACGATACTTTCCATATCTATTGCCTTGCTTATTGGCACTATGGATGGTGCTGATGCGGGAGTAGTAGAAGAAATGCCAATGGGCATATACATTGGCTGGGGCATTATTACCATGGTGGGGTTACATGCAGCTTATCAATGGAATGAAATGGAAAACGAAGCTGCATATTGGCGTGCTAAAGCAGAACAGATACATCAGCATCATGAAGCAGTGCTAACGAAATTATATAGTACTAAGCCGGAAAGAAAGCGAGCCTATGATCGCGAAAAAGAATAAAAAAAGAGCCTTACATGATTGCCGTCATGTAAGGCCAAACAAATAAAAGTGCTAACCGTTATTTGTATATATCTTTTTTATTAGTATAGCACAAGAGGGATAACTATGGAAGTAAAAGAATTTGAGGAAAATATTATCATGAATATTTTGCTAAATGGTGAGCTAAGCAATGAGCCTATTAGTGTGGGGCGAATATTAAAGAATAAAAGTGAAGAAGAAATTTGGGATGCATTTTCCAAGGCGGTTACGATTGCTGAAAAAATAAAAAAGTTGCATCTAAATAAGCTGATGAGAGAAAAATAATGGAATCATATGAATTACTGCAGTATTTGCAGAACAAAAGAAGAGAGTTGAGCCACGCTTTACAAGAATCAAAGAAGCGTGGCATTGCTTTAGCTGATGCGGAGCGACAGTACAAAAAAGAAAAAGCAAAATTTATTGCCAAGGCAAGGCTTGAAAAGGTCGCCGTGACTTTAATTGGCGACTTGGCCAAAGGACATCCGGAAATAAGCGAACTGAGACATAAGCGAGATGTTGCGAAAGTATTATATTGGAATGCTCAGGAGGCTATTAATGTATATAAGCTGGAATGCCGGCTTGTAGAAGCACAAATTAAGAGGGAGTGGGAAGATGCTTAGAAGAACTCCGTTGAAGGCAAGAAGTCGATTAAAAGCAAAGAGTAAACTGAAAACAAGAAAGCCACTCAATCAGAGAAGCAACAGAAAAAAGAAATATGATACGGAGTTGGAAAAGATTAAGCCGGCAGTAAAAGAGCGTGATGGATATCGTTGCATATTATGTGGCCGGCCATACCAAGAAATCCATCATATTAACTACCGATCATCAGCAGGCGGAAATGAAATTAAAAACTTATGCTGCTTATGCTGGCATTGTCACCGGATTAAAATCCACCAAGGCAGCTGCCCGAAAGAATATAAAAAGTTGCTACAGCAGATTTTATCAGAGAGGTACGGTTATGAGTACTAAATTTAGCGGTTTTGATAATCGGGAATGCCCGGTTTGTGGGAAAATACCACATCATGTTGTTGTGTGCCATATGCACCAGGCAAATATTTGTATGAGCCATTGTTATGAAAATGGGCGATGCAGCCATCAAGAAGTGATAGGTGGACAAGCACATTGTACTTACAAATTAACAGCTGAGCAGGCCATGGAAAAGATACATAGAATTATGGCCAAAACAAAAGGACTACCACCGTAGTGATAGTCCTTAGCGTTACAAGTGATGTAACAAATACTGGTTATATTTATTATATCACAATGGACGCAAAAAGTCAGTATTTAACAGTGTTTTAGCACTGTTTACCGACTTGATACTATACATTATTAAGTCGTTCATAGGTGATTGATATTTATGCGGAAGAGAAAAATTATCAAAAGTAAAAATATGACCGAAATTTATGACAGTTTATTTATAAGGTCATATCAAGGGACCGGGAAAAAGCCAAGGTTACAAAAAAGAAAAACTACAGCAGAGGAAGTAAAGAAAAATAATCTTAGAATGGCCAAGGCAAAGTTAAGAATGCTCATCGATAATAATTTTCGTGAAGATGATTATTATTTGACTCTAACATTCAAAATGGAATTGGCACCGGAAGAAAGTAAAAAAGCGATACAGAAATTTGTTAGAGATCTCCGGAAGCAATATAAAAAAGCGGAAAAGGAACTCAAATATATTTACATAGCAGAGGAAAAAGGCCGATTGCATTTTCATATGTTAGTAAACAGAGAAATTGAACTAACTACCGCCATGATGCGGAAATTATGGACATATGGTTTTACAGAAATTAAATATTACCGGGGAGCTGCGGAAGATGCCATCAAGATGGCAGAGTATTTTACCAAAGAGCGAACGATAAATGAAGATGAAAAAAATGAACCAAGAGTATTCAAAAGGACTTGGGTAAAAAGTAATAATGTGCAGCCTCCGGAAGCAAAAGTGAAAATATTAAAAGCCACGGAATGGAAGCGTGAAGTAAATATTCCTAATGGATATTACTTAGACAAGGATAGCTACTGGGAAGGAATAAATAATGCTGGTTATCCATTTAGGTTTTATAGGTTGATTAAGATTAGGGGGCCGATGATTGAATAGCAGGTATAGGCAAAAACAGAAAGCATGTAAACAATTACCATTTTATCGAAAGGTAGATTATGGAAGTGTCGAATTAGCAACATGGGTAACAAGAGCTGCTGAAAGAGTAAAGCAAAAGGAGCTTGAAGTACAAGCTGCAATAAAAAGAATAGTTAAAATTATTGAAAGGAGCGGACTATGAATTCAGTTCAGATTTTAGGTAATTTAGCACGAGACCCGGAAGTACGTTTTACAAAAACAGGAAGAGCAGTAGCAACATTTACGGTGGCTGCCAGTGATGAATTTGTAAATTCCTCAACCGGAGAAGTGAAACAGCAGACCGCCTATGTACAGTGTGTGGCCTGGGGGAAGAAAGGCGAATTGGCTGGCAATTTAAGAAAAGGTGATCAAGTATTTGTTGAGGGCCGATTAAATACTCGCTCCTATGAAACTCATGATGGCCAAAAGCGTTACATTACAGAGGTAGTGGCAAATATGGTAGGCGTATCGCTTGGTGAAACAATGGCAGAAAGTAATTTTGATTCATTTAGTAATACACAGGCCGGCAATGAAGAAATTCCCTTCTAAAGGCAATACTGAAGATGAAACGGTATTGCCGAAAGGGCATAAGCGGAAAAAGGCATTAGAAAAAGCAAAGAAGGATAGATATGGGAAGAAAAAAAGATGAGTATTTGAGAGCAAAAACATGTAAGCATGGCATCAAATTTACAAAATTAGGAGGCCTATTCGTAAAACAGAGTTGTGAAAACAAAGATACACTTATGCTCCCAGTACAACAAACAACCGGGAAAACCGTTAAAAGAAAATACATAGCAGCAAAACGCTGCAATACATGCCCTTACTATTAGCGAGAAAAGAGGAAAGTTAATGGCCAACATGCAGGATAAGAATTTAGATCAATGTCCCTTTTGCGGGTCTAATGCGGTAAGAGTTGTGAAAGGTATTGGAGCCGGATTTTATCAGCCAATGGTACTATGTGCGGATTGCGGTGTAACAGTATCATTTCATGAGGCGTTTACATACATTGAATTAATGGATTCTTGGAATAGGAGAGGTGAAGAAAATGATTAGAATTACAAGTGTTAAGATTAGTTCAGGTTATTATACATTCCAGTATGCAAAAGAAACAGAAAGTGGAAATACAGAATATTATGCATTGGAGTCGAAGGATAAACCTAGACCGGAACTAATTACAGCCTTTTTACGACTAAAAGAATTACTCCTTGAAAAATTTAATACTTTAAAATTTGGTGCAAAGTTTGTAACTGTATTTGCCGTAAGAATCAAATACGGTGGAAAGAATCGCAATAAAGACGAAATGTCTGAATATAAGTTATCCGGTAGAGTGGATAATAAAGAAAGCACTACTTGTAGACTAGAAACTCAATCTATCAAAATTGGGTTGAAAAAAGAAGAATTGGCCAATGAGATATTACAGAACCTTGTTATTGAGGGAATGTTATATATCGAAGGGAAAAGGGCACAGGCCAGCTTGTTTGAAGAACAGCCGGAACGAATTACGGAACCTGATGCAGAAGATGATGAATTTAATGAAGATTTTATGGCTGCAGCTGATGCGGATAGTAGACAACAAGGAGCGATTCAATGAAAGAACAAAAACCTTGGAAGCCGTTAGTTTATGTGGCTCATCCTTTTGGGGGACTGATTAAAAATCAGAAGAAGATAGACAGAATTATGGAAAAGTTGGTATTTAATGACGATAAGCATGTCTATGTATCGCCAATTCATAATTTTGGATTCGCCTATTTGGATGGTGATGAGTATCAGAGAGGCCTGGATGTGTGTTTAGAACTGCTGAAAAAATGTGACATTCTAGTAATTTGCCCCGGTTGGGAAAATAGCAAAGGTTGCAAGCAAGAAGTTAAGTTAGCCATTGATAACAATATTCCAGTATTTCTGTTGGGGAATTGGAAACAGGAAGTACTCATGGATAACGAATTAGAACCTTACTATGATTTCATGGAACGAAGGAAGATTGAAGAAATGGAATGTTATTCGGAATAGAAAGGATAAGCTTATGTTACCAATAAAAGAAAGAGCTCGTGCATTAGTTGATCAGATGAAAGTTATTGGAATTGGAGAAACTGAACTTCCAGATAGCAAAGCCGCATTTATTTATGGTGTTATTCCTAAGGAAACTAGATGCTATAACATAAAATGTGAGATAAATTATGATTCTGCATTACTTGAAAGATTTTTGAATGGGGGAATGGGAATGGAATTACCTAAAAGTTTAAAAATCATCAAAAGTAAAGATGCTTTAATCCTTTACAATAAAAATCCAAAAAAGAAAGTAATTGTTAAACGAGATCCTGATGATGCGGACGATTTAGAAAAGGCATTGGCCATTGCAGTATTAAAATGGTTTGGGTTTAGCTATGGCAAATTAAATAAATTAAAGAAAAAGGTAATTGTGCAAAAGGGAGAATAAATGAATACATGGGAATTAAAAACTCCTTTTTTTACCATACAAGGAGCATCACGTAGATGTTTGGATTGGAACAAAGCAATTGAAATAATCAAGAGTCAATATAAACCAGGTATGCTTGTTTGGGCTGGAATAAAAGGCAATTGGAAAGATACAGCCGGTTTAATATTTAAAGATGGACAATCTATTGATACCGGTGCCGTTGTCATTGCTAATCGAATCAATGATGAACCGGCGATTTTAATTGAGCATGGAGATGGAGCATGGCTAAAAGAAACATGCTGGAATTATGAAGATGAATTAGAGTATGTTGGTAATAAATGGCCGTATGAATTGTCATTGCATGAATAAAGTTTGTTTGGTAAGGAGCTGCATAATAATGGAAACTCTTGGAGATCGTTTTAGACGATTAGCGAAAGAATTGGGAATCAATGTAAGTGGAGAGAGAACAATAAATCCTGTAATGATGAATCTTACTATTAGAATTAAATACAAAAAGTGTGAAAAAGATTTTAATAAAATAGTTGATGATCTTAACGAAATATCAGAATCAAAATTGAATGATAGCCTCAAAGAGGAGTTAATGTTGGCATATATAAGAAAATATGGATTTGAGGTATCAGCCGAAATAAAAGAGGAGAGCAGATAGAATGAAAAGTAAAACTGGGAGAATTAAAAAGGAACCGGAGGAAATTATGAAATGTGGAGACTTATGTTTGTTTTAATTCAAACAGCACTTATTATCGCTAAATGTTTAGATATGACGAGTTTATCATGGGTACAGGTGTTTATACCTTTTTATTTATGGCTGGGAATACGGCTTTTAGGCATAACCTTGATTGTCATTGGAGCGGTATTGAAGGAAAGGGGTAAGTAATTTTGCTGAACTTTTTAGACAGGATGTTAAGAAGATACTGTAATTTAATTACCTGGATTGGTGCGGTGCTTGTCAGTATTTTATTTTGGTTTGTCTTATATCATGGGTATATGGCTATATTTGGTAGGTAGGAAAGGAATTATATGAATCAAGAAGAAATTGTCAGATTGGCTACGGCTACAGCCGTGGATATTTGGGAGAAGAAAAATGAGACCAAACAGGAACGGATAGAAAAGAAATTGCGTGAGAATACTAAAAAGTTATTACGTGATTATAAACGCTTGAAGGCTCATGCAACACAGGCTATAGACTCTACCTACAAAAGCAGGCCTAGCGATTTGAAATTGGTTTTAACCGAGATATTTGATAAGCGTGGCTATGTCAAACTAGAAGCTATCATGATTAGTAAAGAACGTACCGAGGTAATGATTAATCATATTGATCGTATGCTTGAAGTTTACGAAAAAGAATGTAAGGAAGAAGCAAGTCTTAAATATGAATTGTTGAGACAATTCTATATTGAGCGTAAAAAAGAAGCAGAAATTTTGGCGAACAATCCGGTGGGGAAAACAGCGTTATATGAAAAGCTTAAAGAAGGGATTGACGACATGACGCTGCTCTTATGGGGCTTTTCCGGAGCTTATTAAAAGAGCGGAGTAAATGCGGAGTTACAGCGGAGTTTTTATGTGGTAAGATGATAGTGCGTAATAAAAGGTGTCAGCGAATGCTGATGCTTTTTTGTTTATATAAATAGATTGGGCGTGATGGTAATGACTGATGTGCATTGCAGTAAGCGGCGATGCCTGAACAACCGGCACGGCTGGTGTAAGGCTAAGGCCATCTGTATCGATGGCATGTGCAGGACGTTTGCTGATAGCAAGACGTTAGTCAAACATCGTTGTGCCAAGGTGAGGCGAGAGCATGGTAAGTATATTGCTGATGACAGAAAAGTATTTAAGTAAAGTACTCGTCTTGAAAAAACAAGGTACTTTCCAGGGCTATCCACCCTTGCGGGTGCTTGCGAGCCCGAAAAGTCTCTCAAAAAATTTGCAGAAATCAAGGTAACCAATAGTACAAAGGAGGTGTATATTCGTGGAGGACATGAACCGTTTTTTTAAGATGAGCGAAGGACGAATTTTAGCGAGCACACAGGCGATTGCTCGACTTTTTGCGGTTGACAAAAAAACAGTCGCAGTTTGGGCTAAAAAAGGACTTCCACGAGTAACCACCGGCTGGTATGATCTTCAAGGCTGTTTGGAATTTAAAAATATCAAAAATTCAGAGCACGGTGAAAGCCTGGAGCAACAAAAATTAAAGGCGGATTTACGTTACCGGGAAGCTCGGGCAGATAATGAAGAACTCAAACAAAAGGCTGCCATTGGTGAATATATTGCCGTGGCCGAAATTGAAGAACGGCTAAAAGAAACTTTTGCTCAGGTTAAAACCACATTACTGGCCATTGGCCAAAAAACCATGGCCGATATATACAATCAATATCCGGAAGTTGCTTTTGACGTAAAGCATACTGTGGAGAGAGAAATTGAAAGGGGGTTGGCTCAACTTGCAACAGGAGCCAAGCAGACAGCAAGCGGAAGATATCGTACGGCAAAATCTAAGTAATGCTGTATCAAGGTCATTAGCGATATTTACTCCACCGGAGCGGCTTACTGTATCGGAGTGGGCAGATAAATACCGTGTAATGAGTTCGCAGGAAACGAGCCGGCCTGGCATGTGGGATACTAATAACGTGCCTTACATGCGATTTATAATGGACTGTTTTAATAAGGATGAAATCGAGCAGATTGTATGGTTAAAATGCACTCAGATTGGTGGTACAGAAGCCATGCTAAATATGGTGGGATATACGATAAGCCAAAACCCAAGTCGGATTATGTATGTGCTGCCAGATGATAACCTTATTGAACAATTCAGTGAATTGCGACTGCAGCGGATGATAGGTAATTGTCCTACGTTGGCTGAAAAAGTAGACAGTAGAAATAGTGTGGATTTGATTAAATATCAAGGAGGATTCCTTGTATTTGCATCAAGCCGATCTCCAAGTGCACTGGCATCATGGTCAGTGCCTATTTTGTTTTTAGACGAAATTGACAAATTTCCGATTTTTGCTGGTAAAGAAGCAAGCCCTATTAAGTTGGCCAGTGAACGACTCAAAAACTGGCCAATTCGTAAAATGTTTATGTGTTCTACACCGACATTAAAAACTGGGAACATTTACACAGCGTATGAAGCAGCGGATGTGAGGTATCGGTACTATGTGCCGTGTCCTCATTGCGGTAAATTGCAAACACTAGAATTTGGCGGTATCAAGTGGCCAAAAAATGAAGAAGGACATTCAGATGTTACTACTGTTAGATATTCAGCCTATTATGAATGCACTTATTGTGGAGGCCGTATTGATGATCGTCATAAGATGCAAATGCTCAAACAGGGCAAGTGGATTGCAGAAAATCAAGTAGCCGGAATTGTCAGCAAGGTTGGATTTAGTATAAGTAGCTTGTATAGCCCTTGGGTCACATTTGGTAGGATTGCTAGTGAATTTTTATCATCCAAGGATAATCCGACAGACTTACAAAACTTTGTAAACTCTTGGTTAGGCGAACCTTGGGAAAACAAGGCCGATACGCTTGATGCGGATATTGTATTATCTAAAGAAAGCGATTTGGATGAAGGTGTTGTACCAGAATGGGCACAATTACTTACAGCCGGCGTAGACGTACAGAAGAATGGCTATTACTGGACTATAAGGGCTTGGGGTTATCGCATTACAAGTCAGAATATTGCTCATGGCTATTGCGAAACCTTGGAAGAAATCGAAGAAATCATGAACCGACATTATCCGGATAGTGACGGAGAATTGCGGTGGCAGGTGCAACTGTGTGCAATTGACTCTGGGTATAAAACTGACGAAATATATGAATTTTGCTTGTATAACGGAGACTGGGCGGTACCGGTAAAAGGGGCGGCTAATAGCCAAAAGATAGCCAGGTATACACGCAGCAATATTGATGCATCCGGTAAATCTTGGAATGGTCAAGGTGTATATGTAATCAATACAGACCAGTACAAAGATTTTATTTATGCACATTTAAGGAGGCCATTAGGCGAAGGCTGCTGGATGATATACAACGGTTGTGACAGGCGATACGCTGAAATGATTACGGCAGAACACAAAATAGAAACAATCAAAAATAATAGGCGTATAGCATCTTGGGTACCTAAATCATCCGGCATTGACAATCACTACTTAGATACAGAAGTATATGCAGCACTCGCAGCTGATTTATTGTCAGTACGGTATTTAGGAGAGCAGGTGCAAATAAATAATACGAGTGCCCAGCATCAAGGGCGTAAGCAATCAAACGATGAATTTGGTGATGATTGGTTAGGAGTATAATATGGATTTAGCAGAATTAAAAAAACAACTTGCATCCATTAATGAAGCAATTAGCAATATTGAAAGTGGTGCACAAGAGTACCGGTTATCCTCGGATACCATGGTAAGGCGTGGTGATTTGGCCACGCTGTATAGAGAACGGCGTAGATTAATGGCAGATATTGCCATGGTTGAAAATGGCGGTGGAGCCTTTGTAGCCGCTTTTGTGAGAGGTTAAGAGTATGAATATCTTAGACAAAGCTATTGCTTGGTTTAGCCCACAATGGGCTTACGAGCGGCAAGCCTGGCGTAATGGATTATCCAATACATACAAAGCCGGCAAAAACAACAATAGCAGTTTAAGTTGGTTCCCGACTAATGGCAAAGCTGAACAAGTTAATACACCGGCACGAAGTATCATTCGAGCCAAGGCAAGAGACATGGAGCGTAATAGTGATATATTAGGCTCTATTTTAATTGCCTTTGAAAACAATGTTGTTGGCACTGGATTTACACTGCGAATGAAAACAGATGATGAGAAGCTTAATAATCAAATCGAAAAATTATTTGCAGAGTGGAGTAAGCCAAAGAATTGCGATATTACCGGAATGCAGAGTTTTGACGAATTGTGTGCAATGGCATTACGGCGAATGCGTGTAGATGGCGGTATTTTATTACTTAAATGTAATACCGGGTCTAAGCGGTTTCCTTTTCAGCTACAAGCCAAAGAAGTAGATGATCTTGATGAAACACTGATTATTAAGCCGGGGCAATATATGATTATTAACGGCGTAGAGGTTAACGAAAATCAAAAGCCTATGGCGTATCACTTATTGACAACGAGCCCGGATGGATGGACATTACCGCAAAGCAAGCGAGTTGAAGCGGATCGTGTGATTGCCTTGTGGCAAAAAGAATTACCGTCACAAATCCGTGAAATGCCACCATTAGCAAAGGCGATTGAGCGAGTCAATGATATGGAAGAGTACATGGATACTATTTCCATCAAGGAAAAAATCTTAGCATGTATTTCCGCATTCATTAAACGTGCTTTACCTATGGGGGCCGTTGGTCGTTCCCTGAATCAAAATCCACCGGAAGGCAAGGATTATGATCCAGCAACCGGTTATACTCGCAGTCGAATTTCTCCAGGAATGATTATGGAATTGCAACCGGGAGACGATGTTGCATCAGTTATTCCGGCGGGTCAAGCTAGTAATACCAAAGAAAGGGTATCACAGTATATCCGAGCAATTGGTGCTGGGCAAGGGCTTAGTTATGAAGCCACCAGCCGTGATATGAGCCAGGTTAACTATTCCAGTGCCCGGCAAGGACTTATTACGGATACACAACTGTACAAACGCCTACAGCGTTTTATGATAAACCACATGCTCAATGATGTTTTCGAAGCTTTTCTTGATAGCTTAGTTTTGGCCGGAACGGTCAAAATTAAAGATTACTGGGAAAACAGGGAAGAATATATCAATGCATGTGCATGGAGTATGCCGGGGACACCGTGGATTGATCCATATAAGGAAGCTAATGCAAATCGTATTGCTCTTAAAACAGGGCAAGATACGTTAGCCAATATTTGTGCTAATAAAGGTTTGGATTGGAAAGATGTAATGGAACAACGTGCAGCGGAACTAGCATATATTAAACAGCTGGAGGCTGAGTATGGCATCACAATGGAAGGAGGAAATAATAATGCCACAGCAACAGAGCAACAGGAATCAAGCAGTGCGACAAATGCAACTGAATCGTGATGCGGTCAATGACGAAACACGAACGGTCAGATTGTCGTTTGCGTCCGAAGAACCATATCAACGTTGGTTTGGGGCGGAAATTTTACATTGTGCTCCTGAGGCAATTAACCTGCAGCGTTTTAATAATGGTTTGGGTTGTTTACTGTACAATCACAATCGGGATCAAGTCATTGGACATATTGAGACTGTAGAGATTACAGACAATAAGGCTTATGCTGATGTGCGATTTGATGCGGATGAACAATCTAACATTATCTACGAAAAGGTAAAAAGCGGAACATTACAAGGTGTATCTGTTGGATATCGTGTAGATAGTTGGGAAGACGTTGAAGCAGGAAAACAATCGGCAACTATGCCGGGGGTGACGGGACCGGCTAGCATTGCCATGCGTTGGGAACCGTTAGAAATTAGTATTGTATCTGTGCCCGCAGATGCAACTGTAGGCGTAGGCCGCAGTGAAGAGGGAATTGTAATTAATGAGGAGGAAGAAAAAGTTATGCCTGGTAAAAATAATGAAGTAGACAATGTACGTACAGCAGTAGTACAAGCGGTGCCTGCACCAGTAGTAAATGAGGAAGAAGTGCGTGCGGAAGCTGCAGCAGCAGAACGTACAAGAGCGACAGATATTACTGCATTGTGCCGCAATTTTGATATTGACGCAGACGAATATATTCGCAGCGGTGCCTCTGTAGCAACCGTACAATCGGCTGTATTAAAAAAATTAGCAGAAGAACGTGCAGCGGTGCCTAGTAATATGGCCGAAATCCATCAAGGAGCACAAGAAGTAGATAAAATCCGTGAAGCGGTATCTGACTCCATTTTGTTGCGTGGTGGTATTACAGTAGCAAATCCAGCCGAAGGAGCCATGCAATATCGTGGCATGCGTTTGCGTGAACTTATGATTGATACCTTGGAACGTGAAGGAAAATCTAATGCACGTTATATGGACGATGCCGATTTAATTCGTGCAGCCTTAACCGGTACCGGTGCATTCCCTAATATTATGGCGTCTACCGTAAATAAAGCTGCAGCTACGGCATATCAAGCGGCACCAACAACATTTGAACAATTTACTTCTGTAGGAAGTCTTTCTGATTTCAAACCGACTAAAGCGGTACGAATTTCTGAAGCTGGTGAACTGGTTGAAATCAAGGAAAATGGTGAGTTTAAATATGATGAATTGACGGATGCCGGAGTAGACAAAGTATTGCTTACATTTGGTCGTAGCTTTGGCCTTACTCGTCAAGCAATTATCAATGATGATTTAGGAATGCTTACTAAAATTCCACGTTCTTATGCAGCCGCCGCACGCCGTGGCATTAATCGTTTGGTATATAAAGTATTAAGCGACAGTAAGTTATATGATTCCAAAAAAGGAAATTTAGGAAGTGCGTCCGATCTTACTATTGAAGCTTTATCTGAAGGTCGCCGTGCAATGCGAGTACAGAAGAACATTCGCAATCAAGAAACGTTAGGAATTGCTCCTAAGTATTTGATTGTTCCAGCCGCATTGGAAACAAAAGCATATCAGTTAATCCACTCCATGGCTGATCCTAGTCAATCTAACGCAGCAGTTGTAAATCCGTTTGCATCCTCTCTTACCATTGTTACTGATGCGGAATTAGATGCAATTAGTGAAACTGCTTGGTATTTAGCTGCCGCACCGGGTTTAGGCGTGGATACTATCGAAGTATCTTATCTCAATGGTAAAAATGCTCCTACCATTGAATCTCGTGTGGCATGGGATACATTAGGTATGGAATATCGCATTTACATGGATTACGGTGTACAGGCACTTGATAATAAAGGCTTGTATAAAAGTGCAGAGTAGGAAGATCGGAAGAGCACACGTCTGAACTCCAGTCACCAG